TTCAAAACGCCAAGAAAGTGACGCAAATCGCAAAAGAAAAGGCCGATGCGATTGTGGAACAAAAGGTGGAGGAAAAAAAGCAATTGGAATCCAAGGTCGAAATTATGGAAATGACCATGGAGGTTTTTGAAATAACCCTGCCAAAATCCACCAAGGATTTGATGGATCAAATCGCGGCAGAAAAATTTGCCGATTCAATGCGTTATCAAAACGCGTTAAAATTGAACGGCGTATCCGATACACTATGAAAAAGATTTTAGAAATGTTCAAAGGCGACAAGGGTGAAATTTCATCCAAACGCGTTGTGGGAATCGTGGGGGCCATCGTATTGTTTGGCACCATGGCACACAATTCATTGTCGCCACAAGACATCGCCCCGTCATCCGAATTGGTGGCGGCGGTTGAATGGGTGACAATTGCGTGCCTTGGGTTCACGTCAATTGACAAATTCGCCCGTAATGAAAAAGAATAACGTACACGAAATCAATTGTGGTTTCACCCAGCGATTGGTGTTGCTAATTAGCGACATCCATTTCGACAATCCCAAATGCGACCGCCATTTGTTGAAACGGCATTTGGATCAAGCTTTGGAACAAGGGGCCGACATTCTATTCAACGGCGACACGTTTTGTTTGATGCAGGGCGCATACGACCCACGCAAATCCAAATCGGATATTTTACCCCAACACAATGTCAACAATTATTTGGATGCCGTGATTGGTGAAGCCATCGAATGGTTTTCACCCTATGCGCATTTGATCAAGGTTGTTGGCCTGGGAAACCATGAAACATCGATACTAAAGAGGGCAGAAACGGACGTTATTGAACGATTCGTTTCAGGTTTGAATATCAAAAACGGCACCGATGTTCAACGTGGCGGATACGGCGGTTGGATTGTTTACAATTTCCGTGATGACCATAAACACAAGGCATCGTACAAAATCAAATATTTCCATGGTGCGGGTGGTGCCGCCCCCGTTACATTGGGAACCATCCAGTCAAATAGGATGCAGGTGTTTGTTGCGGGTGCCGATTTGATATGGCAAGGCCACGTCCATAACGACTACGAATTGACATACACGCAAGAATATTTGACATTGCACAATAAGGTGCGATTGAAGGACGTATGCCATGTGCGCACGGCCACATACAAGGAAGAATACAACCAAGGGCGTGGAGGTTGGCACGTGGAGCGTGGGGCCGCACCGAAGCCATTGGGCGGTCGTTGGCTATCATTGACTCCCCATTGTGGCGGTGGCCATCACGACACCGATTACCGCGTTGTTGGATACACATATCGCACGACATGAGATTGTTGAAAGTAAGCGTGGTATACGAAACCGATGAATTGGAGGATATATTGGGCGGGATTGCCGAATATACCGAAACGGGATACGTGGATTTGGATCACGTCATTGCGGCTATTCAGATTGAAGACCGCGTTGAAATATTCACGTGCGGTCATTCCATGAAAATTGAACACGATTTTGACGATTTTTGCACAGCATGGATAGGGTAAACAAACCAACACATTACCAAGGGTCAATCGAGGCCATTGACGCAATCGAAGCTTCAATGCCATTCCAACAACAAATGGGGTATTTGAAAGGCAACGTGATGAAATATGTCATTCGATGGGATCGGAAAAACGGATTGGAAGATTTAGAAAAGGCCCAATGGTATTTGAACCGCATGATTGAAAAACAAAAGGCACATGAAAAAGATAAAACAATATGAATTCCGTGGGTATTACCGCGAGGCAATGCCCAAACGTCAAGTGTATTTGCACCATACGGCGGGTGGCCCGAAGGCCGAACCCGTATTCGGTGGATGGGAAAAGACACCCGTAAAAATTGCCACGTGTGTGGTCATTGCGGGTGATGGACAAATCGTCCAAGGGTTTGGATCACAATATTGGGCGTACCATTTGGGGTTGAAAAACGATGTATTCAAGGCCAACGGCATCCCGTATCAATCATTGGACAAAATATCCATCGGAATTGAATTGTGCAATTGGGGTGGATTGACCAAAAAGGGCGGCAAGTTTTACCATTATTTGGGCAAGGAAGTCCCCGCCGACGAAGTGGTGGAATTGGAAACCCCATACAAGGGTTACAAATACGTTCACGCGTATTCGGATGCGCAAATCGAATCCGTGGTGTATCTCCTGAAGCTTTGGCACGACAAATACGGCATCGATTTGACGTACAACGATGATATTTGGGATGTATGCCCACGGGCATTGAAGGGCGAATACGGCATTTATACGCACAATTCCGTGCGTAAAGACAAGATAGACGTAACGCCACAACCCAAGTTGATCGAGGCATTAAAAGCCCTTTAATCAAGAAACCATCCATTCACAAACAAATGGGTGGTGTTTTATATTGCGTATTGCGAATTCACAAAATGGGTGTATATTTGTGATATGAAAACGAAACAAATTATGGAAAACGAAACTATCATCAACCCTATCGCACTGGACTACATTGATCAATACGAATATGAATTCGAGTGTTATGATTTGACTAATGTTGAAAGTGGTGTATTGATTGCGCCTTATGGTGACTTTGAGGCGATTATTTCCGCCGTTATTATTAATGGAAAATATTGCCTTTTATTGGATAGAGATACCTATCAAGTTGATACAATTGATGAAATCATTGAATTGTGCAACAAATATTATGACAACAATTGGAATTAAATTATGACACACATTGAATTCGTAGGGCAAAGCCCATGGACATTGATGGCCGTATCCGTTGCGGTGGCCGCCATTTATTACATTGCCAAAAAGGTAATGGCATCCCACAACATTGACGAAGTACCACCACGCCCAAATCCACCACGCGATCCATTCATTGCGGGTTTCAACGATTGGCAACGTACGTTGTACAAGGAACGGAAAAAATTGTATAGAGGGAGGGCAAAATGACACCAATGGAAATCGTATTGGAATTGCTAAAAACTTGAATGTGGATGTGAATCGTCAAATCTTCATGGATAGTGAAAAACACGCAATGGGTATTATGGTCGAGCTTGCCCGCAAATGCCCCCATTTGACATTCGAGGAAATTTATTCAAAAATGTATGACGTTCAAGGAAGCAATTAAACTGGCCGAGGGTACGCCCGTTATTTTTAGCGGGCAACACGGGGCCGAACGGGCCGATGAAATGACATTCGTCAAAGTCCATTACCATCCCAATGGGGAAGTGATTGTGATTGTACGCGATGGAATTGACCGCGAACGATGGGGATATTTGTATCAAGTTCACCTTTTCGAACGCCGCAAATTGTGGGAATTGTAGCCCTTATATTGTATATTTGCAAAGTATGGAAACGCATGAAGCAATGATACAAGCCATGACAATGGGGTTGCAGGAAATGGCGGACAAGATGGGCATACCTTACAATACCGCCGCATCGTACCGCTATAAATTCCGCCGCCACCAATTGTCCTTGGAAAAACAAATCGAAATCTTGACTAAACTTAACTTTCAACCAATTACCAACTTAACATGGAAAAGCAATCAAAGGTGACCAATGTCGCCGCAAACGGAACATGGAATGGCCAGTATGGCACCATGTACAAATTTGAAGTATCGTTCGAAAATGGGGACACGGGCGAATATTTGTCCAAGTCCCAAGATCAAAACAAATTCGTTGTGGGTATTGAAGCCGCATACACCATCACATCGCGTGAACACGGCGGCCGTACATTCTACAATGTGAAGCCCGCCCAAATGCAACAACAAGCATTTGCCCCGAAGGCAAAAGACCCCGAAACCGACAAACGCATCACACGTATGTCCGTATTGAAATGCGCAACCGATTTGTGTGTGCATGGTGAAATCAAGTTGCACCAAATCACCACATTCGCCAAAATATTCGAATTGTACGTGATGTCGGGTGAAGACACCGCCAAAGCTTTGGCCGAAGATGCAAAACACGATGCCATCAAATCAAAGACATTTGGAACAAGCGATGACCTGCCATTCTAATAAAACCGAACAAGACATCGAACGGGCCGAACGCGAGGTGGCACAATACGACCAAAAAACGCCATACGATCATGGACACGTTTCCAACGAAATGCGGGCATGGTTAAGGTTTCAGGGAATTGATCCGTACGAAATCGAAAACAAAACAAAAGAAAAGCGTTAATATTGTAACGATTCACGGACACGGGGAGGTGTCCTATGTGAAAACACCTTTTGCTCAACACTATGGGCGTGCGCTCCCCCGCCGCCCGTGGTCGTTGGGCTTTTTTATTTTATGTCAAAAGACCCCGCCGTTTTGTTCTACACCCAAGATTTTTTGGTTGGAACGACATTCATGAACCACGAACAACGTGGTAAGTACATCACCCTTTTGTGCCTGCAACACCAAAAAGGCGTATTGAGTGAAAAAGATATGTTGCACATATGTGGCACATATGATGAAGATGTGTTCGCGAAATTCGTGCGCGATGACCAAGGTAATTTTTTCAACGAACGGATGAAGATGGAAACGGAACGCCGTGCGACCTATGCCGAATCACGCCGTAAAAACCGAATGAAAAAAGAAACATATGAAAAAGATATGTTGAACACATCAAAAACATATGTTCGACATATGGAAAATGAAAATGAAACTGAAAATGTAATTGTAATTGAAAATAATACTGTAACTAATAAAGGGCCGAAAAATCGAATTGACGAATTGTTTGAACACATATGGAATGCATACGGAAAAAAGGGAACCAAACAAACCGCGTTGGCCAAATTCCGAAAGCTTCCCAAGGATGACATGAAAGCGATCATGGGCCACGTTGAACAATATGTCCAAAATCACAAGGATAACGGCAAATTGGAATTCCTACCCCATTTCACCACATACATCAATCAACGCCGTTGGATGGATGAATTGCCATACACCAAAAAACAAGGATGGGATGACATCGATTGGAACGCCCCACAAAAAGGTTGGTTTGAATAAATTAAATTTATAAATTGCGAATATGAAATACATTGAAGATTTGGAACACCACCACATTGGGAACGCCCTTGGCCGATTGTGCGCATTGGCGGATATTGATCGTGGCGAAGTGATATCCGAAATTGCCGCATTTGTCCAAAAACAATACGCATTGTACCAAGTGGAATTTTTACCAATGGCGTTTGATGCGTGGTTGGCTGGGAAATACGTTGACATATATCGACCCAAGCGATTGAATGTGCCATTTGTGACGGCCATTTTGAACCAATACCGCCGCGACAATTGGCAAACATTGGAACGCAAACAACCAAAACAACTTGCGGCACCAAAACACGAACCAACGGATTGGGCGCAAACCATCGAATCGACGGCCACGAAATTCAAACGGGCATACCAAGGTATCAACGAATTGATTTCACCGCGTCTAATGGCCATTTGTTGGCAGAATATGGAACACCCCGATATGTTTTCCAATGCGGAGATATCACAGATGGTGGATTGGATTGTGGAATACGAATCACGATACACCAAATCATTGGTTACTACCATGCCAACGACCAAGCGGGCCGATTTCGCACGCACGTTTGCTCAAATCGAGGAAACAACCCGCAATTGGGACGATATGTCCGATGCGGCAAAATTTGCACTTTACACATTAAACCATGAAAATACAATTTAACCAAGTCAAAAACGTATTGGAACAATACGAAGACGCACGCGACAACGACAATTTGTTGATGGCCATCATTTGGGATGCCCAGGTGAAACGATTGGGCCAAAACATCGTCACCATGAACGCATGGAATTTTTTGAAGCTTCATTCGGATGGCAAATTGGCATCCACGGAATCGGTCACACGCGCACGCCGTAAGGTGCAGGAATTGCACCCCGAATTGCGTGGCAAGAATTACGCCAAGCGACAAGGCAATCAACGGGATGTCAAACGCCAATTAGGATATGAGTAAACATATAACGTCCCTTAAAACGCACAAATTATATGCAATTGGTGTCATTAAATGCACTTTAATTCGGCAATGTTCCGAATTACGGCAGAATTTATACCAATAGTGCAATTTAAGGCTCAATTTCAAACCAAAACGAGCCACAAATGTCCAGTAAATGAACTAAAAAACATAACAAACAAAACAAAAGGAGGTAACAAATGAACAAGCCCGATACGCCTATGCAATTGCTTTTCAAATCGGAAGGCAAAAACAATTATTCCGATGCCACGATTTCAATGTCGTTGAT